GCGGCCATATAAAGCATACGGGCGCGTTGTCGGAGTGTGAAGTTGTTCTGGTTGATGTCCTCGTGAGGGCTGCCGCTCGGTGCGTTAAAGCCTTTGAGCGATTTCCTTTGCCAGCTGGCACCGGCTTCCCCGTAGCCTTTATTTCTCGGCCGAGCTGCCGCTTTTGCGTTTGGCTTTGTTATTTGTTCGATGGTGCTCACCTCCTTCAAAAATATTTGAGCAGAGAAGGGAGAGAAAGGAGCAAAACTCCCCCGGCCCTGCTATATGTTAAAGCCCCGGGGAGGGCGTTTAACCAGTTTACCAGTCCCGGGGAACGACGCCGACTGCTCGACGTGGTTTGCCGCCGGCGAGCTCTGCCTCGAGCTCTGCGATCTCTTGTTTTAGTTGTTTGATGGTGTCCCGGATCGCTGCGAGGTCGGTGTTGTACCTCGTCAGGTTTCTGGATCCGATGCCATAACTCTGGACGCCGCCGCTGAGCATTTCCGCTTCGCGGTTCAGGTAGAGGGCCAGCCTCGTCCTTGCACTCGTCAGGTCGGCGGTGATGGCTTCTTTGGTTCGCATTGTCGTCACCTCCTTGACTGTTACCAGTCGTCAAAAATTTCGCGTTTCTTGCGCGGTGGCCTTGGCTGCTGCACCGGCTTCGGTTTTTGCGGCTCGGCCAGTCCTTTGAGCCGTCGCTCGACGGCATCCATGTCCGGGTCGATGATCTTCAGGCCGGCCATGGCGTAGTTGCGGCAGTCGAGGGCCTCGTTCCGTGTATGGCCCGGCAGCTTCACCCATGACCACTTGCTACCTCTTTTGGTGTGAGTGAGGACGAGCTTCTCGGAGAGCAGCCCGTTGAAGTAGTTGCTGTCATATCCGCGTTCCTCGCCGCGAGGGAAGTGGCAATACTTCGGGCCCTTTTCCTGAACCTTGAGGGAGCTCATGATCGACTCTTTTCCGGAGTCGACGCCGATCGTGTAAAGCCAGCAAAAGATCCTCTTGTTGTCTTTTATAGGCACCTTGGTCGGCGGGCTCACATATGGGATCCCGTCGCCGCCTTTTCCTTTGATGGCAAACACGCGCTTCGCCTGTCGCTCCCGGCACGCCTTGTAAACTTCCTGAGTGTAGTGGCCGCCGGAGTCGACACAGGTGATGGAGATCTTCAGGCCGCGCCCGTTCTTGAATTTGTAGACATGGTCGATGACATCGTCAAGCCGCTGCCATACTTCCGGCGTGTCCGGCTTTCCCATGATGTAGCCTTTTTTTATGCCCCACGTCTCGCCATAATGACCATGCCCGACGACTTCATACTCGAGACGGTTGTCCTGAGTATCGACGCCGCAGGTGAGAACGAGAACTCCATCGGGCAGCTCTGCATCGTATTCCTCACGACGGGCCAGCATGGTGTCCTCGTCCTCGATGTCGCCACGATCTTCCCATAGCTCGCCGAGCAGGGTGTTATATACGACCTTCAGCTTCTCGGGGTCGTGCTTGGCCTCGAGGAACCTCCGGACGATTTTCTCCCATGGCATCCATGGGCTTGAGAAGGCGTTGAGCCAGAACGACCGGATCCCGTTCTCGTATGCTGACGGGTTCTCAGCGATCCAGCGCGCCGGTTGTTTACGCATGACTTCCTCAGAGGATAGGCAGCCACATGAAGGGCAGGCCCAGTTGACGCTTGTCACCTTGTAGGTCTTGCGGTTGTGTACCTTAACGACCTTATGGTCGAATTTGATGTTGTCGAATACAATATTGTGCCATTCGCCGCACTCGGGGCACTGGTGACACCAGCGCTCCTGCGTACCGAGGTAGAACGACGCCTCGATGTTGCTGGAGCCTTTAATGGTCGGCGTGCTGACCTCGACGGCCTTGGCATTGTAGAAGGTGGCCTGTCTGGCTTCGGCCAGTGACCACGGATCTCCCTCGGTACCGGCGCTTATGGCCCAGCGGTCTCGCTCGTCGCCCAGTATGTAACGGGCCGGAGTAGATGCCAGAGCTGAGGCACTGTTCGAGCCGGTGATCGTCAGCATACCACCGGGGAAGGCTTTCTGGAGGATCGTGTTGCCGCTGTCTCTTGTCTTTACATCCGAGACTTTCGCCTTCAGGGGCTTGCTGTCTCTGATCATTGGAGCGATACGGAGGCGGCTGAACTTCCGGGCGTCCTCGAGTGTAGGCTGAACGAATAGGATGCTTCCGGGGTCTTGGTCTATGATGTAGCCGATGATGTTCAGTATGAGCTCGGACTTTCCAACCTGTGATGCTGCGACCATTACGATCTTGTGCACCTTTGGATCGTTGAAGGCTTCCATCGGCTCCTTCAGATATGGGGTTCTTGAGGTTCTCCACGGCCCTGCCTCTGCCGAGTTTTCGGGTGAGAGGCGGCGGTTCCTGTCGGCCCATTCTGCCACGGTGAGGCTCTCGGGTGGTGCGAAGTTCTTGACCGCTCCCGAGATAGCAGCGTTGAGCCTCTCGATCTCCCGCTTAGTCGGTCGAGTCATCGTCCTCCAGCTCTCTCCAGCCTTGGCGATCCCTTACCCGCCGTTTGTATGCTTCAGGATCGTACCGGTAGTTCGCGAGCTCGTTGAGGATGTTGTGGCACTCCTTCTTGATAAGCTCTGAAGCCTCCGGGGCTGTTTTTGCGTTGGCAACGTCAACGGCGAGGCGTCCGGGCAGGGCCATGATCATGCTCCGGATTGTATAAACCAGATCCACGGTCATCGCTTCGACGTCCTCGCTGCGGTGCATTTTACCCTCCAGTTCCTTGAGCTCAAGCTCGGCCATCTTTGCCTTGCTTTCCTTCAGGTCTACTTCAGCCTTCAGCTTCCGGCTTTCGGATCCGTCGTCCTTTTTTGCCTCCCGGCCGTTGGCTTTGTCTTGGAGGTACTTGATGTATTTCTGAATAGTAGGGAGCAGGTCGTACCTGTTCGCATTACCGACGCGGATGGTGTTGATGATGCCCTCCTGTGTGAGCTGCTGCACCCGGCGAACTGACACGCCGAACAGTTTGGCAATAACGTCGGCTTTCTGCGCATTTACTGGCGTTCTGCTTCCTTCACTTTCCGGCATGGCGTTCACTCCTTTCCTGCCGATTTTGCGTAACGAAACGCCCTGAAAAAATTTTTCCTTGACTGCACGATTCCCGGGCTCGCCAGCACCGCAGGCGAAAAGGGTCAGCGGAAGTACCTTGCGCATTTTGTTCGGCGCGTATGGTCGTTCCTGAGCGTTTATTTTGGCCTGTATTCGTTCCTTTTGGGCTTGGACGATGGATTGGTCGGCTCGGCCGGTTATCGTGCGTCTGGTGCCATTCTGGAGCTTTTGTGTGGCTCCTATTTGCCTTGCTTGGCCATGGCTTGTTTGAGGTGGTGCTCCAGCCTCTTGGTGAGGCCCTCGTCGATGTTCTTTTGGATTTGAGCAGCGACGTCCTCGTTGGTGATCATTTGCGGGATGCTCAGCGTCTTGACGGCTTTGATCGGCGTGCGGCTTTGGCCTATCCTTTGGAATGGGATGTCGGCCGTTCCTTTGTTGGTGCCGAGGAACACGTTGGATCCGAGCGCCTTGCGTTGGCCCCTGAAGATCTCGGCCGTGACTGTATAGCTCTTGGCCTTCCTTATGGTTTTTCCGGTTTCGTCCTTGGTCGCCTTCGGTCTGGATTTCGGCTTCATGTTGAAGTGAGTCGGCGTCAGGACTCGGCCGGAGAATGTGAGCTGCACGTTGTCGACCATTAAGCCGGCGACGGCGATCTTGCCGACGGGCTTGGCCGATGTCTTGGCCTTGGTGATCTCTGACTTCTTGATCCCATAGGTCTGACTGACGGCAGCTGCCACCCATGCAGGGGCTCGGGTTTTGAAGTCGCTCGTGGTTCGCTTGATCACCGTCTCGCTATCCTTGTTGATCTTGTGGAGCTCTTTCACGAGGTTGGCATATCCCTTGAGGCTGATGTTCATGGATCCGCTGGTTTTGGATGCCACGACGATCTCCTCCTTTCGGGCAAATAAAAAACGCCTGGGAGTTGTATTCCCTGACGTTTTTCGGTTATCCTTTGGACGTTTGGCGGTCGACCGGCGGTCGCTCTCCGTACGCTCTCCGGATTTCTTCACGATATACGGTAACACCGTTCGCCATGTATTTCAATGTCATTTTATACGGTTTCCTCTCATTTTGTCCGTTTTGAGGCGCTGTGTGCCTTTTCTGGCGTGTTTCTCGGCTCGGGGGTATATTTACCCTTTGAGCTTTCTCCAGCCACCTCAGCGAGGCTAATTAAGGCCGTACCGTGGATCCTGAATGTCTTTCGCATATAGTTGTCAGTGTTGACGTCGAAGTCCTCAGACTCGCCGAACAGGATCTTGCATATTTCTGGCCACTCTGCCCGGTCGAAGTAGCGGAGGCGAATGACTGCGCGCTCGTCCGGTTTCTTTATTTGCTGCACCATGATCTCAATGGCCTCGCGCTCCTTGCGTTCTGCCTCGATGGCTTTTTTGATGGTTTCCTCAAGCTCTATTTTGCGGGCCACTTGAATGGCGACGCGGTCGCTGGTGTTTCCGCTTGCTCTCGGCATCCCTGTGAGGTTCGGGCCAGAAGGGGAGGTCATGGTCGCCTCCATGCGTTCGAGGCGCTCGATCTGGTTGTCGATCTCCCGGAGCATGGCCGTGTACTCCTTTAATCTTTCCTTGATGGTTTGCGGCTGTGTTCTTGTCATTTGTTCAGGACATCACTCCCTTTCACCTCCTCCTATGTCACCGGGCTTGAATATTCTCTCTATTGCCTCACGGGGAAGCTCTTGCCCGTTTCTGATGCATTTGACGTTCTGTTTTCCTGTTGTTCTTATGTAGCGCTTGACGATCACGTCGGTGAAGGCCGGCGTCAGCTCCATGGTGTAGCAGGTCTGATCGTATTGCTCGCAGGCGATCAGTGTTGTGCCGGATCCACCGAATGGGTCATATACTCCTGAAGCCCATAGCGTGTTGTCGATTATCATGCCGATCAGCTCGACGGGTTTCTGAGTAGGGAGGAGATCGATGCATGATCTTGAGCACTCGAG